TATGCGGCAGATCGCACCTTCAACATCAAATGGTGTAGTGATGAAAACAAATTCTTCATCAATGATGCCGTTCCGGAGAACGTCAAGTTTTTGTACATCTCCTACTACGCAAGACATGACAATTATTCGAAAACGATTGATTTTGTTGAAACCGCAATCAAAGAAGAAGTGCATCAATGCGAGAGAATTGTGTATCAAACAGTCGCAGGCGCCGGTAAGACGGAAAAGATCTTGGTTGATTTCCTAGCCTCTCATCGTAGGGGCTTGGTACTTACCGATTCGAATGCACAGAGAGATGATGTGATACGAAGAGCTAAGCTCATGGGGATATCAGCCAACGTTTGGACAGTCAGTCAGTTCATGAGTACTGGTCTGAAGACGAAGAGACTGAAACCCTCAGAAGTTGCTTTTGATGAGGCGTGCGCCCAACATGCAGGTTTTATTCTGGCTATCATTCAAAGATTGAAACCGAGGTTGGTGTTTCTGATTGGTGACAAAGAGCAGTTGCCTTACCATTTCCAATTGAATTCGTTAGGTAAAACTCAGTATCATCGAGTGATCAACGATGGACGATGGGATGATGGTAGGTTTATTGCATCCAGTTTCAGAACTGGTGCCTTTGACGAGACTGTAGAAAGCGATAACATCAGTTGGAGAATAACCAAAAGAGCTGCTTTGTACAACCAAGGTGTTTATGCAAAGGGTCTATGGACCAGAAACGTTGAGGAGGGAATCATGACAAGCGCGGTCGTGAGGAGTGTTGAGGACATCATTGATTCCCAGCAGTTCAGGACAGCGGTCAACAAGTTGAAGTCGGATAGAAAGTCACTCCTCGTCATGACTTGGACAAGCACAGAAGCCAGTGTGCTGAGTGGAATGTTCAACGCCAGAGGTTTGAAGGCTGGGGTAGAATCCTTGGAAGATTGGGATCCACTAACAGTCAAACAAGCACAAGGAGCCACGGCAGTTGATGTGTATCTGTTGAGGACTTCCACGACATCATTGAAGATGATTGATGACAAATCTTTCAGATTGGTAGCTACTACCAGACATACCAAAAACTTTTACTACGCTTCGCTCGTGGACGACAGTTTCAACAAGTCCATTCGAGACTTCGAGAACTGTTATCCTAAAGGTCATCCAGATTTGAGCTCAGTGTATAAAAGTACCACGATGCACGGGGTAGGTCCAAATGTTCTGAGACATGTTTATCTATCGGAAAAACGGCCGAACCCAGGCGGTTATGATTGGAGATCCGTGATTGACAAGAATGAAGTTGAGAATGGTATCGCATTTGATCTCAGCAGTGTGCCTGAGAAGAACCGCGTTGGTGTTTTGTCTAGGGTTAAGGAACTCAGAAAGTCAGGAAAGAAGGTTTGGGTTGATTACGGTGGTCTTGATGAAGAAAAATTTAAGAAAACCGCCGAAGCTAATGATAACATCTTGGTGGCTGAGCACTCCGGTTGGAGATTTGAAACGGTCAGGAACGAAGATTTTCAACGTCATTTTTCAAGAGAATTGGAGAGCATGGATTCCGTTGCTAACATCCACGCAGTGCAATCTATGATAGACTACGACTACCCGCATCACGATGCGAAAAGGAATCTTCGTGAGGCCAGTCATAGGAGTGCGTTCAACATCGGTTTGGAAAAAGGGAGCTTGAGGGGTGCCAATAACAGTCAAAAACTCAGGGATTCACCAATGGAACCTGTTTTGAAGACGAATTTGGCCACAGTCTCAACAAAGAGCTTTGTTGACACACTGAAAGCAACCAATGTCAGGAACCTGCAGGTCCCTGTGTCGCAGAACGAGCTGTTCAAAAAGATCGATCCAAAACCAATAGCGCGTGAGCTTTTTGAAGGTTTCAAAACAAAGCTCCTTCGTAGGAAGAAATATTCTGTGGGTTATGTGTTTGACCACAGGAGCATTCATGAATGGGTGAAGAGCACCAACTCACTAACGCCTGGTGTGGTTGTGAGTGACCCCATGATGTTGAATGAATGTTCAAGAACCAAATGTAGCTTATCAATCAAACCTAATCCAAAGATTGACTTGCTACCCGGTTCTGACTGCAAACTAACTGCTGAACAGGTGATATCGGAGTGCGATAAGACCGTGGTGCATTCGTTTGGTGACTTCGTACAACAAATGATGTCCCAAATCATAACGCTGCTACCGGACAACCTGTTCATAAACACCAAATGCACTAATGAGGAAATAGCCGCTTGGCTCAATTCAAAGAACATCAAAATAACATCAGTTGATGAAAATGACATAAGCAAGTACGACAAGTCGCAGATGCATATTGTGAAGGAATTCGCAATATTGCTATTCTTGGAGTTTGGTTTTCCAAAGAATTTGTTGCCTTGGTTGAGAAACTATTTGGACAAAATAATCCTGTCTTCGAAAGAACATGGCATTAAGATCAATTTGGGCCCCCAAAGGAGATCGGGGGACCCTTTCACTTTTATCATAAATACTCTTTTTCTTATCGCGGTCGCATGCACATGTTATGACATGAGATTCGGTTACCATCTTTTTGCTGGCGATGATTCATTGGTCATCAATGGTTTGAAATTGCGCGATATAGAGAAAGTTTTTTCTCAACAATTCAACTTGGAAGCCAAACTGCTGCCAACAACAAGAACAGTGAACGGCAGATGTCGCATGGACAAAGGTATATTCTTCTGTAGCAAGTTTCTAATTAGGGTTTCTGGGCATTGGTACGTTGTGCCTTGCCCTCTCAAAGCTCTGATGAAGTTCGGTCAGACGCTGTACAGCAGAGAAATTCTTGAGGAAATTAGAAGATCATATCTAGACAACTACAAATTGTACGATCGCAGAGATGTACAAGAGGCGCTGAGCCATGTTGTGAATGCTAGGTACGGTACTCATTTTGATATCCCTGCCGTAATGCAATTCATACACGGATCACTGAGTGACGGAAAGAAGTTCGGCGAGTTGTGGGTTGGTGATGGTAACGTCACGAAAGGATTTAATCATCCAGACACTTATCATTATTAAATAAAATTTCACTTTTTCGTTAACTACCTTTCATCAACATGCTGTCATTGGTTTTTCTAATCAGTATTATTCCTGTCGTGATTGGAGTGTGGGATTTGAAGGAGAGAGGGATCACCGATTTGGGTCAGTGTCCTATGGATGTTGACATTGATGTGTTAGGTGATTCAATGTACACATTTATCGACGTACACAACCCATACGATTTGAACGATTTGGAACATGCTGAAGAGGTCGATTCAATGATGGTCAGAACAAATTCATCCTTTTCATACATCAGATCCGATTGTTTGAGTGTGCAGGAGAACACTAACGATCGGTTAAACACAAATCATAGGTGTGCTGACAAAGCAGGATGTCCACCGTTGTTTTCCATCAACAGAAACGTGCACTCTGGTCTATTCAAACTTACTGAGAAAAGGATTTGTGTGCCCAATTTCAGTGAATGTCAGATCAGACCAGGTAAACATTTTTGTAGGGATTGGAAACATGCTTTCACGGGTTTTGAGATGAAGTTGCCGTATACGGTGACTGTTGATGTCGACACGACGTTCGGGACGTACAAGATGATTGTTTCGAAGCCGAGGAACCTACCAGTTTTGGCTGTGAAGAGTGAAGGGAGGTGGGTTGCAATAACCACACCGGCCTGTTTTTCATCAATGCTCAACACTATGCCGCATGCGGTGGGTGACAACGTGGACGGTTGCAAGTGCAAGGACGTGTACCCGATGAGCAAATGTGATCTAGTTTACGGGAGCGTCGGTAGATTACTGTCTATGTTGTATGAGGAAGCGTTTGTGATGGTCGACGGAACTGCGTGGAAAGTGCCCTGTGGAAAAACAATCCCTAGGGAACTGATTGTGGACAACGAGAGAGTGATGTCTCTTGAAGTGAATCTTTGGGTCGAGAGGTATGAAACTAACATCCCTTTTCACACATGCTCCCCAAAGTTTAATTACTTCGAGGATCATTGGTATGATTCAATCGTCTTTTTCTTCAAGGATCTATTCCTAACTTGGTTTCGATTCTACTGGGGATTGATTTTCGATGCGGTCATTGTGCTCTTCGATTTCAGTGAACCAGTGTTGTTGGCAATAGCATCAACTTTGACATCGGCATGTGTGCTTCTTGTCAGCCAACTGTTCAGATTGATGATTAAATCAGAGAGTCTCGCACCTTTCATATTCATTATCATATTTTTCCGATTGAGCGGTCAGCAACTGTTTGTGTCGCTTCCGGCGTCTATAACGCTTGCTTTACTGTTCAATCATTTCATAACGCTGCTGTGCGAATCGTTGCAAAATGTGGAACCACTCCTAATGGGTTTGGTTCTGATTGGAATTAGTATTGTATACAACGGTCATTAACGATGCCATTCAACAAACGATTTAATTCACAAATCGTGCGACCGGTGCCCATTAGATACAAAAGACTGCTTCAAAAAACGCGGACTGCTGTAGCGAAAGGTGATTCGGTTGCTAAAGTTTCCACCATGGCGAAAGACACGGTAGCGAATGGTATCAGCAGCATCTTCAACTCCATAATCACTGTTTTTTCCGATGAACAGACGATGATATTGGTCGTCATAGCGATGGTTTTGGGTTTCACGGCCCACAAAGATCCTACGAACACGATGGTGCACAAGATCGCGGGCACCCTCGCTAGTAACCCCATAACATCTGACCTGGCTGAATGGATAAACGACAATGCCGAAAAAATCACTGGTATAGCTATCCTGATGCCCGGTGCGTGGTCTGCACCATCTCACTTGCGGTACATAGTTATGGCTGCGGCTGGGATGTATGTTTGGGTGAGCCCAGCGCACACCATATTCGTATGGGCGGGGGTAGCCCTTGCACTGAGAGCTTGGTTTCGAACAAAAACCAGAACGGGCAGAACCATTATAGCGTGTCTGATCCTGTTTGCGTTTATGTTCCCACAAAAGATTGATGCTCAAACAAATCAGAGCAGGAGAGGATCCGAAGCCAGTGTAAGCGCGCGAAATTTGAGACCCCGCGAGAACATCAGACCGCAAGTGGTGGTGAACGAAAACAACAGTACTTCCACCAGGGAGCAGATCTGCAAGGCCTTGTGTCAAGCACCAAAATGTCTTGAATGTTGCATGCACACTACGGTCGACTGCATCAAGGAATTGAGCAGGATGTGGAATTACACTACCAACAAAACATGTGAATACTTTAAACAAGTTATCACAATTCCTTGTCCCATTTAGGCGACTTGCCATCGTCTGAAGGTTATTTTTCCTTGAAAGTTTGTTCCTTTTCTGTTCTTCGTTCCCAATATTTTTGTTTGTTCGTCGG